CGGCACAAAATCTTTACGCTACGATTGATGGTTTAGAAGCTGATGCTATTGTTTTAAGAGATGAAGAAGCAAATACAGAAGAAACTATCGGGTGCGTATTTTCGATTGATAAATATTACGCAGTTACTAATTTGGTATTTCCGATAATAGAAAACAAATTCTACAATTTGACTATTTTAAATGGTACTGATGTAGTTTATAGAGACAAAATATTTTGCACAAACCAAATAATTGAAGAATTTAGTATAAACAAAAACGTTTACACGCAAAGAACTTCAGATAATGAATTTATAATTTATGGATAACGTACACATTTTAAGTTTAAGCGCTTATAATTCTCCAACTATAACTGAATCTAAAAACAAAGAGTTCGTTGAATACGGCGTAGATAACAACTATTTTCAATACCTTATTGATAGATTTTTGTACTCAAATACAAATCACGCTATTATAACAGGTGTTGCTAATATGATTTATGGAAAAGGAATCGATGCTACTGATTCAAATCGTAAGCCAAACGAGTATGCACAAATGATGTCTATCTTAAAAAAGGATTGTTTGCGTAAAGTTGCTTTAGAACGTAAATTGCTTGGAATGGCTGCAATGCAGGTTATTTACTTGAATGGTAAAGTTAAATCGGTTGAGCATTTTCCAATGCACACGTTAAGAGCAGAAAAATGTAACGATAAAGGTGAAATTGAAGCGTGGTTTTATCATCACGATTGGTCAAATTACAGAAAAGGTGACGTATTAAAACGCATACCTGCTTTTAAATTTGGTAACGGAAAAGAAGTTGAATTATACGTTATTAAACCATACGTTTCGGGTTATCACTACTATACTCCGATAGATTATTCGGGTGCTTTACCATACGCAACTTTAGAGCAAGAAATTTCCGATTACTTGATCAACGATGTAATGAATGGTTTTAGTGGTACAAAAGTAATTAACTTTAACAATAACATTCCACCTGAAGAAAAACGTCAAGAAGTAGCAAACGAAGTTAAACGTAAATTAACAGGTTCAAAAGGTGACAAAGTAATTGTATCTTTTAACGCAAGTGCAGAGAACAAAACTACAGTTGACGATATTCCATTAAACGAAGCACCTGCACATTATCAATACTTATCAACCGAATGTTTTGAAAAATTAATCGTTGGGCATCGTGTTACAAGTCCAATGCTTTTAGGAATTAGAGACACAGGCGGTGGTTTAGGTAACAATGCTGATGAGATAGAAACTGCTACACGTTTGTTTGACAATATTGTAATTAGACCATATCAATTAGAAATCATTGAAGCGTTAGACGAAATACTATCAGTAAACGGAATTGCTTTAAACCTATATTTTAAGACAATACAACCACTTGATTTTATAGATGTAAATACATTAAACGCAGAAACGAAAGAAGAAGAAACAGGTGTTAAAATGAGTAAGGTATGTTGTTCAAGCGACAATACTTTAGACGATGAAATTGCAAATGATTTAATAGACTTGGGAGAAACACCTAACGAAAATTGGTTATTAATTGACGAAAGCGAAGTTGACTATGATACCGACGATGCTGAAAACGAATTATTAAACAAAGAACCAAAACAAAGTTTACTATCTAAAGTTTATAATTTTGTAAGTACCGGTTCTGCAAGACCAAACGCTAAAAGTGAGCAAGACGAAAACATTGATGGAATTAGATTTATAACTCGTTACGTTTATGCGGGTGAAATTTCTGCTGATAGTAGATTGTTTTGTAAAAAAATGACTGAAGCTGATAAAATTTATCGTAAAGAAGATATTATTAGAATGTCGGAACAAGCGGTTAATAAAGGTTGGGGGCCGCGTGGCGCTGACACTTATTCAATATGGTTATACAAAGGCGGTGGTGCTTGTCATCATAGATGGAATAAACAAGTTTACGCAAGTTTTGAAGGTGTAAACATTGATGTTAATTCACCTAAAGCAAGAATAATAGCAGGTGCAAAAGCTGCAGAATATGGCTATACAGTTAAAAATGAGGAATTAGTTTCCAAACGACCAATAGATATGCCAAACAAAGGATTTTTACCTAAAAACAATTAGAAAATGGCTTACGCATTATTAATAAGTACTGAGGATGTAAAAAGATTCACTATACTAAATGGAAATTTAGACGTTGATGATTTTATCCAATATATAAAAATAGCACAGGATATAACTATTCAAAACTATTTAGGAACTGATTTATATAACAAGTTTCAAACCTTGATTATAAGCGGTGATATTAACTTAAACGCAAACCTTAAATATAAGAATCTTTTAACCGAGTATATTAAACCGATGTTGATTCATTTTGCAATGGTTCAATATTTACCTTTTGCTGCTTATACAATAGCTAACAAAGGAGTATTTAAACATACTGCTGAAAATTCCACAAGTGTAGAGAAAAACGAAATTGATTACTTGGTAGAAAAAGAACGTGATATTGCACAACATTACACACAACGTTTTATAGATTTTATGTGTTTTAACAATGCAACTTTTCCTGAATATAATAGTAACTCTAACGGGGATATGTTTCCTGATACCGACAATTTCTATGGATCTTGGGTGTTATAAAAAGAAAAGAAAAAAGGTAGGTAGTTATACCAAACCTAAAGAAGAAAACAAAAAGAAGTTAGAATTATTTTTAACAAAAATAGAAAATGGCAAATAATATAGATTGGGGTCAAGGCGTAAATAACAACGATATTTATTGGGGGCAAGGTGCTATCACCAATGATATTAGTTGGGGTAGTGTTTACTCTGTAAGTTGGTCGGGTGAAACTGAAATATTAGGAAACGAAATAGAGGCAGTAATAGATTTCATAGCAAGGGTTACTGCTGATAGCGGAACGTTTGAGGCGAAACAATGTTTAATTAATATAATAGAAAATATATGAGTTTATTTGATAGTGCTTCACTTTGCGTGACGCCGAACGCGTATAAGGAAGACAAACTTTATTCGATAAAACCTACTGATGGTAGTGGAGATTTGGTAGTAACAAGAGCAACGACTGCAACGAGAGTTAATAGTGCAGGGTTAGTTGAAGAAGTACCTTATAATTTATTGACTTATTCTGAGCAGTTTGATAATGCAGCGTGGAGTAAGATATCTGTAGGTAGTGCTTCAGTTCCTGTTGTTACTGCAAATTCTACAACAGCTCCTAATGGGACTTTAACTGCTGATAAAATTGTGTTTAATGCTCCTGCAAGTGGAGATATATCTATTATTAAGCAAAATATATCTTTAACAGGTACTGCTAACGGAAGTATTTATATTAAAGCATTTTCAAATTCAGATATTGGAAAAATAATAGGTTTTAGATTTAATGCAGATACTTACGCCCTTATTACTTTAACGGATTCGTGGCAAAGATTTTCAGTTAGTCAAGTTGCTTTAGAGTCTTTTGACATTCAATTAAGACCATCTGTTGGAACGTCGAGTGGTTCTGTATCTGTTTATGTTTGGGGTGATCAGTTAGTTACAGGTAGTTCAGCAAAAGAATACTTCCCTACAACTGATAGATTAAACGTACCTCGTATTGATTACACTAATGGAAGTTGTCCGAGTATATTGGTAGAGCCACAGAGAACTAATTTATTAACTTATAGTGAGCAATTTAATGATGCAAGTTGGGATAAATTAAGTTCAACAATTACTGCAAATACAACAATAAGTCCTGATGGAACTACAAATGCAGATACTTTAGTTATAACAAGCGGTGGTTATTTATTAAAAACAATATTATCTTTTTCAGCAGTTACGGGACAATCAATTACAGCCTCTATTTTTGTTAAAAATCAAACAACAAACTTTTTAGCTTTTGGGGGTGCTACAATAGCAGGAACAGATGTATATTCTATTGAAAATTATGGTAATGGTTGGTATCGTCATAAGGTAACAAGAACATTTACTGTGACTGTTGTTGGACTTATTCAATATATTATTTTTGATAAAGTTGGAACGCATATTATTTGGGGTGGTCAATTAGAAGTTGGAAGTTACGCTACTTCATATATTCCTACAGTAGCAAGTTCAGTAACTCGTAATGCTGATGTTATTTCTAAAACAGGAATAAGTAGTTTAATTGGGCAAACTGAGGGGACAATATTTATTGATGCATATAGAACAAATAAAAGCACAAATTATCAAGCAATACTTGGTTTGGGAAATGGAACTTCAACTACTGAAATGATAGAAATGTTTTTTAGAGATACAAACGAATTGACTATTGGTGTTTATAATTCAGGACAACAATTTGTAAATACTTCAGCTATTTCAAGCGGTAGGCATAAAATTGCACTTGCATATAAATTAAATGATTATGCACTTTATATTGATGGTGCTTTAATAGCAACAGACAATTCAGGTACTGTTCCAACAATG